GTACTAACGTAATGAACGAGGCATTCTTAGAGAGATTCCCTGTGACTTTCGAACAAGAATATCCTAACGCTAAAACTGAACAAAAAATCTTAGATAACGTTATGTCCGCATACAACTTAAAAGATACTGACTTTACTGGTAATCTTGTTAAGTGGGCTGATGTTATTAGAAGAACTTTCTTTGATGGTGGGGTAGATGAAGTTATCGCTACCAGAAGATTGGTTCATATAATTAATGCCTTCGCAATCTTTGGTAACAAACTAAAGGCTGTTGAGGTATGTGTCAATCGTTTTGACGATGATACTAAAAAGAGTTTCCTTGATTTATACACTAAAGTGGACGCAGGCGTTACACTCGATGAGTTAAATCAAGGAACTTCCAATGATGGTGAGGAACTTATCTCCGAAGATGAGTAAACCCATTTTTCATAATGTAGACCTCAGGGTGGTGTGTCAAGGCACCACCCATTTATTTGTAAAGGTGGTGATTTAATGTTAGAGGTAAAAGTTAGAAATAACAATGTTGAAAAAGCGATAAGACAACTAAAGAAAAAAGTTATGAAGGAAGGCATTCTCAAAGAGGTAAAGATGAGACAATACTACGAGAAGCCAACACTAAAGAGACAACGCAAGGAGAAAGAGAACCTCAAGCGTATTAACAAATTAAAGAGACAAAACGAGAAGTTTCTTTAATAACCCTAAAGGAGAATATCATGGGAAGACGTAAAATGACGAATGAAGAAAAACTATTAAATGCCTTAAACAGAGGCGATAGACTTTTCTGGAACGAAGTAAGATCCAAGTTTGGTATTACATCACCAGCGACTGCTGTTAATAACCTAAGAGCAGAGGGTAACTGTATATACAGAAACAAGGTAAAGGCGGGTACTTACTATAAAGTAGGGAAACCATCAAAAGCAATCATCGCGGCAGGGTTCGCGGCATTGGAAAACACTTCTCAAGCATAAATAGTAACACAGGCAATTCATAAGTCCTGGTGTTAGTTGCCTCTCGTAAAGCGCAACTTTAAGTCTTTTTAGGGTTTAGACTTGAAAAAAACAAAACCCTAACTATATAAATAATAGTGTACGCCATAATGGGTACACTTTTTAACTTGCTAAACAGGAGTAACACTATGAATAGCACAAGAAATTTATCAATATGGAGTGATTTGAGACCTTACAGTATAGGTTTCGATGATATCTTCCGTCACTTTGATTTACATTTAGATAGTAAATCAACAACTTTTCCACCATATAATATCGTTAAAGGCAAAGACGAACTAAACTGGACGATTGAACTGGCACTTGCCGGGTACAATAAGAAGGATATAGATGTCCACTACGCTGATAACCAATTGACTATAAAATCAATACATAAAGACGAAGGTGAAGATGAGACGATACACAGAGGTATCGCCAAGAGACATTTCACCAGAACCTTTACAGTAGCAGATGATGTTGAAGTGAAGGGTGCGGAGATGGTAGACGGTATGTTGAAGATTGCTTTAGAGAAGATTGTCCCAGAGGGCAAGAAACCTAGAACCATCGACATATCATAAATTTTTTGGGCGGGGTTCGTCCCCGCCTTATTGACGGAGTATATTATGTTTAGTTATCTTGGTGGCAAGAAGTTTCAGGCAAAATGGATCGCTGACCACTTCCCAGAGTTTGACAATTATATAGAACCATTTGGTGGTGCCATGTGGGTCTACTTTCAATCGAGTGTCAATGGTCAATTAAATATCTACAACGATTACAACAAGTATCTGGTGAACGTATTCGAGTGTGCTACCAGACAACCCGAAACACTATTAAAAGAACTGAACAAACTAGAGGTTCAGAATAGACAACTATTCGAAACGATACAGAAAGAATTACTACCACTAGATGGTAACTTCAAGTCACCAGATTGTGAGGTGGCTGCCAAGTATCTCTATGTTGAGTTACAGACATTCTCTGGTCTCACATGGGATAAGGCGAAGTATGTGGATCTAAAAGGCAAATACAAATCCAAGTATAATCACTTCATCGACAAACTGAACAACCCAAAGTATAAACGAAAACTAAACGACCTAGACGCCTACAACATGAACTGGCGTGAGTGTATAGAGTGGTTTGATGGTAGAAAATCTTTCTTCTATATCGACCCACCATACTACAACATGGAGTTTTACTACACACAGAATTTTGATAACGACCAACACAGGGAACTGGCAGATGTGTTGAGAACAATCAAGGGTAAGTTTGCCCTATCGTATTATGACTTCGAGGCATTGAAGAGGTGGTACCCAAAAGATAGATTTAGGTGGGTCACCAAATCATTTAACAGGCAAAATAGTAGTAAGAAGAAGAATACCGCCAAGGGTGATGAGATACTCATTATGAATTACTAAATAGTAGCATGTTAAAATTTTCTGAACATAGAGACCTGAACGAGGGACTATTTGACGGATTCGTTAATTTTATCCGTAAGGCATACAATGGTATCGTCAATGGATTTAAAAAGGCATTTTCAGCATTGACAAATGTTAAGATGGGTAGTATAAAGAGAGTGAAAGTGGGATCTATGATAAAAGAAGAAGAGGTGAAACAAGACAGTAAATCCAGATTAGGTTACTATTCTGAGTATGTTTGTGGTCAGGCACTGGCAGAACTGATTGAGAGTAAGGGGTTAAATCTACCTGGCACACAATCGAGTAAAGTATTCGCAAAGGCCAAGAAGGCATTCCATGACAACAAACTGAAAACATTGACCAACTACAAATCACTTGCGAGTGAGATTGAGAGGATGGAAGATGGTGGTAAGGCGATGGCGGAGAGTATATTCTCAGATATGTTGGCAGAGACCGCAGACCTGAAGATAACAAACTTCGATATACAACTGACTGGTGATAGTCTAAAGGGTGAGAGTAAGGCGGACATAGTCCTATCTGCTCGTAAGAAAGACAAGGGTGCGGTCGTTAAAGAGATTGCCGCAAGTCTAAAGGCATACAAATCATCTAGTATCAACCTGGCGAACTCAACACTACTATCCCTATTCGCAAGTCTGACGAAGGATAAGAACTTCACATCTAAGGCATTAGAGAAGGCACAAAAGGTCATCTATGATACGATGTTGAAAGCCGCAAGTAAAGACCTAGGTAAATCAAAAGCGATTGCGTTACTGACGAACAAGATTAGGAACGACAAAGAGAAGAAGTTATTTAAGAAGTATAAGGACATAGGTCGCAAGGCAAGTAAAGAGACACAGACAAACACGGCAGATATCATCGTAAAAGAATTTAACGCTGTGTATAGGAAGAACAAATCAAAGATAAACGAGAATTTATTAGAACTCATTGGCATGGACGGTAGTGACGATTTCTATGCCAGTATTGGTGAGGGTAAGAAGATGAGAGTATTGTCCTCTAGGCAATCACCAGAACTTCAAAAGTTTCTACAAGAGGTACGTAGTAAATTTTTGACTATCGTTATGACACCCAAACCAGGTAAGGCAGGACGTGCCAGTGTTACCGTTGACTTGATGATAGGGAAGACTATGTTGTCCTCATCTAGTATCACAATGACGGATACAGGTATTGGATCAGGTGCGATGACGAAATCGACAGGTCAAATCAAAACTAACTTTTGGTTTAACTTTAATAATTTTTAAGGCTTGACTTTTACGGTCAAGTGTGATATAATGTTGTTATGTATAAATTTAAAGAGAATATTATTATTGATGATGTGAAGAAATACATAGACGAAACCTATTCGTCTCACTACTCATCTACGAAGAAACAAGCAACTGAAATCATCATCGACCAAGGTCATGGTGAAGGATTTTGTATGGGTAATATATTAAAGTATGCCCAACGATATGGCAAGAAAGAAGGCAAGAATAAGAAAGACCTTATGAAAGTTATCCACTATGCCATCATACAGTTATCCCAAGACCACTACACACAATCAACTATAGATTTGTTGAAGTATGATATTGGTAAGTGGGACGACAACCAACCACTTCGAAGCCCGATGGCAGAGAAGTTAAACAACCCTAATGACTAGGAGATTATATAATGAAAATAAGTGACACTACAAAAGAGATACTTAAAAACTTTAGTGAAATCAATCCTAACTTGATGATTACACCAGGTAAGACTATTAAGACTATCTCAACAATGAAGAATATCCTGGCGACAGCAGAGGTCGAAGAAGACTTCCCACAAGATATCGCCATCTACGACCTATCTGAATTTCTAGGCATGATGTCTCTATTCAGTAAACCATCTTTTGGTTTTGACGATAAGTCTATGACCATTAGTGAAGAAGGCACATCAACAAAGAGTAAATACTTTTTTGCTGACGCAAGTATCCTAACAACTCCACAGAAAGATGTAAAAATGCCTGACACAGAGGTAGAGTTTACACTTACTGAGGCAGACTTGGTAAAGGTAAAGAAGGCTGCTGCCATGTTACAACTACCAGATATTTCTGTTAAGGCAGTTGGTAGTGATATTATGATGTCCGCAGTTGACAAGAAGAATGAGACAGCGAACACCTATGGTGTTAAAGTTGGTGAGACGGATAAGACATTCGACTTTCACTTTAAGACTGAACATCTAAAGATGTTACCAGGTGATTACAATGTTGCCATATCTTCCAAACTTATTTCTAATTTCAAACATAAGAACAAGTCACTTCAATATTGGGTGGCATTGGAAAATACAAGTAAGTATGGTGGGTAATTATGGAAAATACATTATGGGTAGAGGCTTATAGGCCATCTACGATTGACGAGTGTATCCTACCCGTTGAGATAAAGAAGACTTTCAAGTCTATACTCAAACAGGGTGAGATACCAAATTTATTATTATCTGGTACCGCAGGTACTGGTAAGACAACTGTTGCCAAGGCACTATGTAACGAACTAGGTTGTGACGTTATGGTCATTAATGGTAGTGACGAAGGTCGATCCATTGATATCGTAAGAAATCAAATTAAGGCATTTGCCTCAACCGTATCTCTAAACCAGAGTGATAAACCAAAAGTAGTTATCATCGATGAGGCAGATTACATGAACGCTGAGAGTGTTCAACCTGCGTTGAGAAACTTTATAGAGACGTTTAGTGGTAACTGTAGGTTCATCTTTACATGTAATTACAAGAACAAGATTATACCTGCCATCCATAGTAGATGTACAGTTATAAACTTTTCCATACAGAATAAAGATAAAGAACAACTGGCAGGTCTATTCCACAAGAGACTATGTACCATCTTAGAACAAGAGACCATAGACTTTGATCCCAAGGTTGTCGCTGAACTTATCATCAAACATTATCCAGACTTTAGACGAACTATAAACGAGTTACAGAGATATTCTGTATCTGGTAAGATAGATACTGGTATATTGGTGACGATATCTGAGGCGAACCTAGTTAATCTCAACAAGTCATTAAAAGATAGACACTTTGGTGATATGAGAAAGTGGGTGACAGATAACATCGACCAAGACCCCGCTGGTCTATTCAAAGAACTCTACCAAAACTTTTACACGGCGATGAAACCAGAGAGTATACCACCAATGGTCATACTACTGGCAGATTATCAATATAAGAATGCCTTCGTGGCAGACCCAGAGTTAAACATGGTGGCATGTCTAACTGAGATAATGTCTGAGTGTAAGTTTAAATGAGTGAGTATAAACTAGGCACCTATCTCACGGCAATCAATAGTAGTAAGGAGAAGTTACTAGATACTGACGATAAAGATTGGGAGAAGAAGTATCCTCCATTCATCATCAACAAGGGTCTATCATACTTTCCTGATACGGTCATCTTCGCCAACGAGATGAATAGACTACACCATGCGTCTAAACATGCCCAATATTCTTTTTTACTAAATACTATAAGAAGTAAGAAAAGATTTAGTAAGTGGTTGAAGGCGAGTAAGATAAAAGATATTGATATCGTAAAACAATATTACGGTTACTCAAACAAGAAGGCAGCAGAGGCTGTCCGTATTCTCACTAAGTCTCAGATTGACTATATTAAAGAGAGATTATATAAAGGTGGGAGAAAATGAGTGAAGTAATAGAATGGAAACCAGACCAGATGCTCGAAGTAACGATAAAAGAGCCTGATGATTTTCTAAAGATAAGAGAGACACTAACACGGATAGGTGTTGCGAGTAGGAAAGAACGTAAAATATATCAATCTTGCCACATACTACACAAACAGGGACGATATTTCATCGTCCATTTCAAAGAACTTTTTGCCCTAGATGGCAAGACGGCAAATATATTTGTCAATGATATAGAACGTAGGAATACGATTGGCAAGTTATTGAGTGATTGGGGACTAATTGAATTAGTCAACAAGGAGGATCTAAACTCTGCCCCATTATCACAGATTAAAGTATTACCATTCAAAGAGAAGAAGGAATGGATACTTGAACCTAAATATAACATTGGTAAGAAACCAAGTGAGGAGACCAAATCTAGTGAGACTGATACCTAACTTTCTAAACGAAGACATATTCAAACAGTTACAGGGATTACTACTATCACATGAGTTTCCCTATTACTATCTAGGTCACACTGGTAATAAACATGATAAATCTGATTTTTATTTTGAACATGTGTTATATGATAATCAACAACAGACCAGTCCCTCTTTTCACAATCTACTCATGCCCATCATTGGACAGATGAACTACAACCTATTGATAAGGGCAAAGATTAACATGTATACCAAGAAGGACAAGGAGATATATACAGATATGCACGTGGACCATTTTATACCACACCAGGTTGCCCTGTTCGCATTTAATACGAATAATGGATTTACCGCATTCGAGGATGGTGAGAAGATACCATCAGTGGCAAATCAACTGGCGATATTTGATGGTAGTAGGAAACATTGTAGCGTGGCACAAACTGATGAAAATTTAAGGATCAATCTAAATATTAATATACAATGAAGGAGAAAATAGATGGAACAAAACCCACAGAATAGAATGAGACTTCTACAGGGACTTAAATCCCATGCCCAAGGACAGATAGATAAACATAAGGCCAATGTGGAAGTTTACCTAAGTAATACCATTGGTATAGGCGAACATTCTGATATTGTTGAAACGATAGAGAAAGAAGTGGACAAGATTGCCCACTACCAGGACCAACTAGATACTATTGAAAAACATTTTGAGAAATAGGTTGACTTTTAACGTCACCTGTGATATAATTATATAATGAGATTTTATACTAATGTTACGCCACATGGCGATACCCTACACATAAGAGGTTTCGAAGACGGTAAGAGGTTCTCTGACCGCATGAAATGGAAACCACGTCTATACTTCCCATACAAGGGCAAGTGTACCCATCAATCTTTAGATGGTAAGGGTCTATTACCACAAACCTATAATACGATACGAGAAGCCAGACAGACTATTAAGAGATACGAGGAACACAAAGACTTTGTGTATGGTACTGATAGATTTCAGTATCAGTATATCTCTGACTATTATCCTGGCACGATGGAATACGATAAAGACCTATTACGAATATACACCATCGATATCGAGGTAGAGAGTGAGTATGGTTTTCCAAACGTAACTGATTGTGCGGAAAAGATGATTTGTATTACCGTCAAGGATCAAGTTAAGAAACAGATATTGGTCTGGGGTATGGCAGATTATAAAGTCAAACAAGATAACGCACACTACATCAAATGTAAAGATGAGAAAGATTTACTCATACAATTTCTAAAATTCTGGAAAGAATTTACACCAGATATTCTAACTGGTTGGAATAGTAAATACTTTGATATACCATATCTGGTGAGACGTATAGAGAAGATACTTGGTGAGAGTGTTATGAAACGCATGTCCCCTTGGGGTCAAGTGATGGAAGATAATACCTACTATATGGGTAAGACACAGACTTACTATAGACTACACGGTATCGCACAGTTAGATTACCTACAACTCTATCAAAAATTTACGATAAAGAACCAAGAGAGTTATAAACTAGACCACATTGGTTTCGTAGAACTTGGTGAGAAGAAAGACGATAACCCATATGATACATTCAAAGAGTGGTATCAGAATGACATACAATCTTTCATAGATTATAACATACAAGACGTTGAACTGGTCGATAGACTAGAGGATAGATTACAACTGATAGAACTTGCCATAACGATGGCATATAATGCCAAGGTAAATTACGAAGATGTATTCTCACAGGTTCGTATGTGGGACACAATCATATACAACGAACTATTAAAGACGAACACCATCGTACCAGTGAGAGATATGAACCCACAATCAAAAGAACTTGTTGGTGCCTATGTGAAAGACCCTAAACCTGGTTTCTATGATTGGGTAGTATCGTTTGACCTCAACTCACTATACCCACACCTAATTATGCAATATAACATCTCACCTGAGACAATCATACCAGATAGAAAAGATGTTATCATCGAAGAACTACTGGACAAGAAACCTAAGATTGGTGAACATTGTATGGCTGCCAATGGCACGATGTATAAAACTGATAAGATGGGTATGTTACCTAGTATCATCAAAAGAGAATATGACGACCGCGTCATCTACAAGAAAAAGATGTTAGAGGCAGAACAACAGTATATCGACACGAAGGATAAACAATACGAGAAACTGGCACGTAAGTATTACCTCATACAACACTCTAAGAAGATTTCATTGAATAGTGCCTATGGTGCGATTGGTAACAAATATTTCAGATACTATGACCACAGACAGGCAGAGGCGATAACAATGTCTGGTCAATTGAACATCAAATGGATTGAGAAGAAAGTCAACGAATACTTTAACAAATTATATAAGACAGATGGTGATTATGTCATCGCCTCTGACACAGATTCCATCTATGTAAATATGTCACCACTTGTTAAACTAACTGGTGCGACAGACAAAGATAAGATTGTCAAGGCATTAGATAAGTTTTGTGCTGACAAACTAGAACCGTATATGGAACAATCATACAAAGAACTTGGTGATTACATGAACGTTTACGAGAACAAGATGGTGATGAAACGAGAGGTCATCGCTGACAAGGGTATCTGGACCGCAAAGAAAAGATATATCCTCAATGTACATAACTCTGAGGGTGTTCAATACTCAGAACCCAAACTAAAGATTATGGGTATCGAGGCAGTTAAGACATCGACCCCTCTACCTTGTAGAGAGAAGTTGCGAGAGGCATTCAAGGTCATCATGGGTGGTGACCAGAAAGAGATGAAAGAGTTCATACAGAATTTTAGACGAGAGTTCGAACTCATGTCACCAGAAGAGATTGCCTTCCCTCGTAGTGTAAATGGTGTTAAGAAATATGGCGACACATCTTCCATCTACAAGAAAGGCACACCAATGCATGTCAAGGGTGCCATCATGTATAATCATCTACTCAAAACAAAAAAAGTATCTCATAAGTTTCAACCTATATACGAGGGTGATAAGGGTAAATACATACACCTACGAAAGAACTTGTGGAATGTAAATGTCATCACCTTCATATCTAAACTACCAAAAGAATTTGACCTACATGGTTATGTAGATTACGAGACACAATTCAACAAGTCATTCATGGATCCACTACGTTTCATACTTGGTGCGATTAAGTGGAACATTGACGCCTCTGATAGTAACACGATAGAGGACTTCTTCGCATGAGGTCAGACCTAATGGTACAACAACAGGTTAAGAGTAAGTGGGAACACATGGTTGGTGTCATATGTCTAAATCTCACACATGGTAGAGAGGTGAAGAAGATACTACCTAAACTGTTTGAGAAGTGGCCAGATGCTGAGGCATTCATCAAGGGTAGATACAACACACAGGAGAAGATGTTGAGACCACTTGGTATGAGTAAGGTTAGGTCAAAGAGATTGAGACAAATGAGTAAAGACTTCCTAACATGGGATGGTGAGAACGCATTAGACCTACATGGCATTGGTAAGTATGGTAGTGATAGTTATAGGATATTCTATAAGAACGACATACCAGACGATGTTGAGGACAAAGAACTAAAGAGATATATAAATGTTACTTAATCAACAGGACGCTGAATGGGCGATGTTATACTTCACAAATTACTTCTCACAGTTTGAACGTATCGACCAGTATATCAAAGAACAAAAATTAGAACAAGTAAAAGACTTTCCATTTCAACTACCCGGTATGGCAGATGAAGATGATTTCTTCGATAACTTTGATATGTCACCAGAAGATATGTCCTTCGATATACAGGAGATAGATAACAATACATTTACGAGAATACTAAACAAGGTTACAAGTCATACAGCGATGGCATCCATACCTGGTAAGGCGATACGAATAATAGTCAAAGAGACGAACACGGATAAGATAGTGGGTTTCATTCGTTTTGGTAGTCCTATGATGAATAGTAAACCAAGGAATAAATTATTGGGTAGACCATTGAAGACACAGGACAAGGACGAGATGAAAAGATTTAACCATGCCGCTATCATGGGTTTCACAATAGTACCAACACAACCATTTGGTTACAACTACCTTGGTGGTAAGTTACTGGCTGCTATATGTTGTAGTCACAGGATAAAGAAACTGATAGATGATAAGTATGGAACGAACATATGTCTATTTGAGACAACAAGTCTATATGGTAGTAGTAAGTCATCAAGTCAATATGATGGCATGAAACCATACCTGAGATTTAAAGGTGTGACAGAGAGTAACTTTATACCCATGTTACATGGTGATAGTTTTACGAAGATTAGTAATTGGTTCAAGGAGAAGAATGGTGGACCTATCGTCAAGGATGGTATAAGTAGTCGTAAGTTAACGACACACCACGCCATGATAAATATAATACAGGCGTCATTGAAGAAACACAATGAACACCTACATGGTAAATTTGTAAAATTCTTAGAGGACAAAAAGTCATTGACAGAGAAGAAAAGATTTTATACCTCAGACTATGGGTATGAAAATGTACCCGAATATATACAGGGTAAGACAGATACGCTCAAACCAGGATTTCACTACGATAAGTTTAGTTTTGAAAATGTTATCAAGTGGTGGCAGAAGGTGGCGACCAAGAGACACAAAAAGTTGATAGTCAATGATATGGTGAGGAGGGAACTGGAGATATGGCACGAGGGTGCGGACATCCAGATAATTAGATAATGCTTGACTTATGGAAAGGAATGTGATATAATGAAAGAACTTTTAGAAAAGATAGACGAACAAAATTTTATGGTCAATGATTACCACACCATAATTAAGATTATAGACGCTTCACTACAGAGAGGTGCGATACGGTCGAACGAGTGTGTTACCGTGGGCAAACTCTATGAGAAATGTGTCTTTATGATAAACAAACATAATAAGGAGAACGAGAATGCCAGACTTTCTGAAACAGATAATTAAAGAGACGGGTAACGAATATGCCAGTCTAGTGAGTGAGGGTGTAGAAGCGGGTGACGTAGATACATTCATTGATACGGGCTCACATATATTCAACGCTGTATTATCTGGTAGTATCCATGGTGGTATTCCTTCGAACAAGATTACGGCAGTTGCGGGTGAGAGTGCTACAGGTAAAACTTTCTTCGTATTGGGTATGTGTAAATCATTCCTAGATAACAACCCAGACGCAGGTGTCATATACTTTGAGAGTGAGAGTGCCTTAACGAAACAACTGATTGAACAGAGAGGTATAGATAGTGAACGCATGGTCATCATGCCAGTAACGACGGTACAAGAATTTAGAACACAAGCCTTAACTGTATTGGACAAATACATGGAACAGGACGAAGCAGATAGAAAACCTATCTTCCTCGTATTAGATAGTTTAGGTATGTTATCAACGACAAAAGAGGTAGAAGACACCGCAGATGGTAAAGAGACTAGAGATATGACTAGGGCTCAGGTACTGAAGGCTGCGTTTAGGGTATTAACACTAAAACTAGGTAGAGCAAAAGTACCTATGGTAATTACAAATCACACCTACGATGTTGTAGGTGCCTACATGCCAACCAAAGAGATGGGTGGCGGTAGTGGATTAAAGTATGCCGCAAGTACGATTGTCTATCTATCAAAGAAGAAAGAGAAAGATGGCACAGAGGTCATTGGTAATATCATACATTGTAAGACACAGAAATCCAGATTGTCGAAAGAGAACATGATGGTCGATGTGAGATTACGATATGATACTGGATTGGACAAATACTATGGGTTGTTAGAGTTAGCGACCAAGTATGGTATATTCAAACAGGTATCAACAAGGATAGAGTTACCAGATGGCACGAAACAGTATGCCAAATCAATCTATTCAGATCCAGAGAAATATTTTACAGACGATATATTAAAACAGATAGACGAAGCGGCACACAAAGAATTTTCGTATGGCAACTCCGAGGTATAGTTACATGGAGAACAGTAAGTCAGACCTTACTGGTTTCCTCATACAAGAGGGTGAATACGAGGGTGTCATGTACACCTATGGCAAGGTGACGCCAGTTGAAGAAGATGATAAGTTGAGACTAAAATTTGAATACAACGTACACGAGAATCCAAATGAGGTCGATACCAATTCAGAAAGTTTTATAAATGTCATGGGTGACATTTTGGCAATCGAAGTAGAGAAGGATAACAATGGTAACAGCGGAACGAATAGAGAAGACAGCCCTAAAGAACTTACTACATAACGAAGATTATACCAGAAAGGTATTGCCCTTTCTGAAACCAGAATACTTCGAAGACCGTAGTGAGAGGATTCTATTTACTGAGATCCAGAAGTTTATCGACCAATATAATAAGAGACCTACCAGAGAAACTTTAGAGATTGATATTGGTAAACGTAAAGACCTCAATGAGGAAGAATACAAGAGGATCGTTGATTTAATCTCTACGTTGAACAAGGAAGAGATAGACCTAGATTGGCTCACAAACACTACAGAGAAGTTTTGTAAAGACCGTGCGGTACATAATGCCGTCATGGATGGCATACATATACTAGATGGTAAAGATA